TGTCACGTCTACGCCGCCGCCAAGGATGCCGACCTGCTGGATGAGCAGCAGTGGCACGCCGCGAATCCGGCGCTTGGTAAGTTCCGAAGCCTTGCGGATATGCGAAAGCAAGCCGAAAAGGCGGCGCGGATGCCGTCTTTTGAAAATACCTTCCGCAATCTTAATCTTAACCAACGCGTATCCACGTTCGCGCCGTTCGTCTCGCTTGGCGTGTGGGAGGGCAACGGGGCGGCACCAGAAAGCATGGCCGGGTTCGAGCTTTATGGCGGACTCGACCTCTCGTCCCGGACAGACTTAACATCTTTCGTGCTAGTCGGAACCAGAGACGGGAAAACGCGAGTTTGGCCATATTTCTGGACGCCGCTTGGCGGCATAAAAGACCGTGCGCATAGGGATAAAAATCCCTACGAGGCGTGGGCGCGTGAAGGATTTCTGAGGACAACGGCCGGGAACACGGTCAGATATGACCAAGTGGTTCAGGACATCAGAGAGATAATCGAGGGTCTTGACGTTAAGCTGATCGCCTTTGACCGATGGCGAATCGACGTGTTCAAGGCAGAGGCCGAGCGCGCTGGCGCTGATTTTCCCCTGGTGGAGTTCGGCCAAGGCTTCAAGGACATGGCCCCGGCAATTGACCACATGGAAGAGTTACTGATAAACTACGACATAGCGCACGGTATGCACCCCGTGCTGACCATGTGCGCGGCCAATGCCGTCGTGATCAAGAATCCGGCGGGTGACCGCAAGCTGGATAAGTCAAAGGCAACCGGCAGGATCGACGGGATGGTAGCGATGGCAATGGCACTCGGCGCAATGGGCAAGCAGGTGGAAGAAACCAAAAAGCCTAATGACGTGCTCGGCTTTCTCGACAGCTTGGGGCGCACCTAATGGCGTGGTGGAACGTGTTCCGCAGCGGCGGCGCATTGGCGTACAGCCGTGGCGTACAGTCAACCGTGCCGATGGCCGCGCTCGTTGAGGACACTCGCGACGTTGGCCCAGATGGTGCGTTGCAGCTTTCGCCGGTCTGGGCGTGCGTTGATCGCCGGGCCAGCATGGTCGCCTCTTTGCCTTTTTTTGTTTATGAAAATAAAAACGGCGTCCGCACCTTAGCCCGCCAAGACCGGCTATATTTTTTGCTGCACGAATCACCCAATTCCCGGATGACGCCGTACGAGTTCTGGCGCGCCATGATGGTCAACCACGACCTACGCGGGAACGCTTACGCTCGAATCGTGCGTGATGACAAAGGCGAGGCGCTGGCCATGTGGCCGATGCCTTCCGATCAGGTTGAGATGGTCGTCATGGATGACGGCGCACTCGTCTACCACTACAGGGTAGGCCAAGACATCGCCGTATTAGCAGAGTCCAACGTCCTGCACCTGAAAGGCCTTGGCAACGGCACAACGGGTCTATCCAAGCTGGACTATATGCGCGCCACCACCGACGAGATGGCCAAGGCGCAAAGCAATGCTACAAAGGTATTCGGCAATTCCGGCAAGCCTACTGGCGTGCTGATGATCGACCACACGCTGACGCAAGATCAGCGGGATTCGGTTAGGCAAGAATTTGCGTCGCTCAGCACCGGCCCGACTGCAAGGCTGGCCGTCCTTGAGGCCAACATGAAATACCAGCAACTCTCGATCAGCCCCGAGGATCAGCAGTTGCTTGAGTCTCGTAAGTTCGGGGTTGAAGAAATATGCAGATGGTTCGACGTACCTCCGGTGCTCGTGCACCACAGTAACGTGACCACGTGGGGTAGCGGGATCGAGCAGATTGTTGACGGGTTTCACAAACTCACAATCCGCCCCATGCTGATTAGCATTGAGCAGGCGGTAAGAAAGCGCGTGATGACCGCAGGCCAGCGCGCTCGGCTTTCCGCTGAGTTTAGCCACGACGCGTTACTTCGCGGAAACATAAAAGACAGAATGGAAGTCTATTCAAAAGCCGTTCAGAACGGGTTAAAAACCCGCAACGAATGCCGCCAGCTTGAGAACGACCCGCCTATCAAATACGGCGACGAACTTACCGCACAAAGCAACCTTGTCCCCTTATCGCGACTCGGGGCGGCACCCGGAGTACCAACACTATGATGATTCATAAAACGCTTTCGTTGACCGACGTATCGCTGAAAATGGAAGGCGACGCGGGTACGTTTACCGGCTACGCCTCCGTTTTTGGTGGAGTCGATTCCTTCGGCGACACGATTTTAAAAGGCGCATTTGTTGACACGCTAAAGGAAAACGGCACGCCTAAAATGTTCTTCAATCACAAGTGGGCCTTACCGATTGGTAAGTGGACATCACTGATTGAAGACGATGTGGGCCTGCTGGTATCTGGGGAACTCACGCCGAACCTCTCGCTATCTGCTGACGTTCGCGCATCCATGAAGCACGGAACGATCGACGGGTTGAGCATCGGTGGCTTCCTTTCAAAAAACGATTACCAAGAAACGGAAGCAGGTGGGCGCATCATCACAAAGTGGACGCGGCTAATGGAAATATCGCCTGTCGCGTTCCCTGCCGATGGCTCAGCGCGTATTGATACGGCGAGCGTCAAAGGCGAAGATTTGGCAGAAGCCATAAAAGACATTGAAACTGTACGAGATTTTGAGCGTTTCTTGCGGGATGCAGGCGGCCTCAGTAAAGGAGCGGCGGTATCGCTAGTCGCTCGCGCTAAAGCAGTATTTTCAGGCGAGGGTGATCCCGCCAAAGCTGCCGAGGTGAAGGCACTCTCTGAAATTGAGGCGCGCATTGCGCGGATCGTTTCAATGGGTGAGCGTTAAAATCCCGCAAAAAACTCAGCCCTTGGAGGGCAAACATCATGGAACTTGAAAAGATTGCAAAGGGTCTCGACTCTGTTGAGCAAGCACTGAAAACGATGGCCGAGAAGGCCGAAGGTCAGGCGCGTGAAAATGGCAAGGTGTCCGCTGACACTACAGCTGCACTCGACACCATTGGCGTAAAGCAGTTGGAACTTGCTGACCGTCTTGCCCAGCTTGAGCAAAAGGGTTTTGCCCCTGCGCAGGTGGTCGGCGTTGATTCGCTTGGCGACCAGTTGGTAAAGGCCGATGCCCTGAAGAATTATCAGAGCGGGCAGTCCACCAAGTGCCGCGTGGAGTTGAAGAACACCATCGTCGGCGCAGATGCGACCGTTGCGCCTGATCGCAAGCCCGGCGTAGTACCAGGCGCTGCCCCTATGTTGACGCTCGAAGCGTTTTTGAACGCCAGCCCTACTAGCTCGAATGCAATCGAGTTTACCAAGGAACTCGCGTTCACTAACAACGCTGTAGAAGTTGCAGAGGGCGGCGCAAAAACTGAGTCGGCCATCACCTTCTCGCTTGTGTCGATGCCGGTCAGCACGGTTGCGCATTGGCTCAAGATCAGCAAGCAGCTTGCTGGTGATAATGCAGCACTTGCCGCCTACGTCAACAACCGCATGGTTTACGGCGTGAACCGCAAGGTTGAAACTCAATTGGTATCAGGTACAGGTGTGGCCCCGATCATTTCCGGCATTCTGAACGCTGGTAATTTCACGGCCCACGGTTACGCCAACGCCGATCTTGGTGCAACATTGAAAAAGGTTGTGCTGATTCGCAAGATGATGGCCGACTGTCATAACGCCGGTTATCCCGCCGACGCAGTGCTGTTGAACCCTGTTGACTGGGCAGCTATCGAGATCGACTTGCTGACTACCGCAGCCGGTCAGACTCTGCTGTCTTACAACGATGCTGGCCAGCCGCGTCTCTGGGGCTTGCCTGTTATCCAGTCTGTAGGCATGACGCTGGATAACGTGGCCGTCGGCGCGTTCCGCATGGCCTACACGGTGCACAACCGTGAGGGCGTTGTTGTTGAGTTGTCTGATTCCGATTCTGACAACTTCACCAAGAACTTGGTTACTATCCGCGCTGAACGCCGTCTCGCGCTCGCAACGGAAGTGCCGGCCGCTGTACGCGCTGGTGACTTGACACCAGCCTAAGCAACACCGAGCGGCCTTCGGGCCGCTCACCTATTTAATAAGCAGGAGGCAGCATGAGAATCAAGTTCACAGCAAGCGGATTCTGCTCTTCTGTCGGCAATTTTGCGCCGGGCGACATCGCTATCGTCTCTGCCGAGATCGGGCAACATCTGATACGCGACGCACAGTGTGCAGTATCTGCCGAGGTTGTTGTAGCTGAGCCGGTAGCTGAGCCAAAACCATCGCGGGCGCGCAAATGATTTACCGCCTCTCCGATCCGGTTACCGAGCCGGTCTCCTTGGCTGAGGCCAAGGCCCATTTGCGCGTTGACGTGACCGACGATGATGCGCTGATCACGGCGATAATCAGCGCGGCGCGTGACTCGGCGGAGATGTACTGCAATCGCCCGTGGGCGGCAGCCTCGTTTGTGGAGACGTTCGATTCTTTGGTTGGTACGGAAATCCAGTTGACTGCTACGGGGGTCACGGCTGTTTCAAAAGTCGAATGCCTTGATGCCGCTGGCGCGGCACAGTCTGTTACCACAGGTATCACGCTGGACGCGCTGAGCGGATTAGTAACGCTGGCAAGCGCCGTTAGTGGGACTAGGGTAAAAGTGTATTACTCCGCTGGTTCTGCCACGGTGCCAGCATCAATAAAGCAGGCGTTGCTGCTCAAGATTGGTGACATGTACGAAAACCGCGCCGCGCAACAGTGGCAGGCGCTGTACGTCAATCAAGCAACCTCCTCGCTCATGTACCCTTACCGCGTGCGGATTGGCGTATGAAGTGGATGCCGGGGGAGCTAGACCAACGCATCAAGGTCGTGCGCGAAACGCTTGCAGACGACGGCATGGGCGGGCATACGGCAACAACTGCAACCTACGCGACGTTGTGGGCCAAGGTCATTGCATCGGCAGGCAACGAGCGGCAAGAAGCTGGCGCAATCGCGGCGAGCGCGTCATACAAATTTGTGATCCGGTATCGTTCGGACATTCTCGATTCTGACTATATCGAGTGGGGGGGCGTAAGGTACAACATCAGGGCGCTACCAATTGGCGGGCAGCGCACGATGTATCTTGAGATCGTAGCAGAGCGGGGGGTTGCGTGATGGGCGCAAACAACACGTTCACGATTGAAGGCCTCGATGAGGTTCGCGCAATGCTTAAAGATGTTGCGCCTCGCGAGGCTAACAACATCATGCGCGCCACGATTCGCGCAATTACCGTATCAATAAACAAAGACGCAAAAGCGAACGCGCCTGTAGATTCTGGCGCAATGAAGGCAAGCTTGAAGGTGCGCTCGCGAAAATCAAAGCCGGACAATCCTATTTTTGAAATCTGGGCGGGCGCGAAGGGCGCAACGTTCGACGCTTATTACTGGCGGTTCGTTGAATACGGAACAAAAGACACGTCCCCCCGGCCATTCGTTCGTCCCGCAGTAGACGCGGCACGCGCAAGGATGTCTAGCATGTTGCGCGATGAGTTTGGCAAGAAGTGGGAAAAAGCACTTGCCAAAAAACGCAAATCAGCCGCCAAGATTCCGGGGGAATGACATGGGATTTTCAACGGCAATACAGGCTGCTGTTTTTTCTCGGTTAAAAAATTACTCACCGTTAACCGCCATCATCAAGGCGGTCTATGACGACGTGCCACAGCCAGCGGACTCGGGCAAGTTGGCTACGTTCCCGTATGTTGTTATCGGCGACGACTCGATTGTTGAGTGGGACACCGACACCGAGCTTGGTGCTGATGCGACCGTCACGATCCATATATGGAGCCGTGCCAAAGGACGCAAGGAAGTTAAAGCAATAACAGACGTGATCTATAATGCGTTGCACCGTTATGATATTATCGTGACAGGCTACTCGCTTGTTGGGGTTGACTGGGTTTCCGCTCAGTCGTTTTTGGATGCGGACGGAATTACCCGTCACGGCATCGCGGTTTTCAGAATCACGATTGAGGGTTGAGACCATGGCAGCAAAAAAAGGCAGAAGTTTTTTAATCAAGCGCGGCGCAGTCACGGTTGCTGGCGTCAAGACAAAAGGCGTTGCCTTTGCTGGTGAGCCAATTGATATTACCAGTGATGACGACCTCGGCTATCGCACCTTGCTTGGCGATGTTGGCACGCAGTCGATTGACTTGTCCGTCGAGGGCGTTACCAAGGATTCGACGTTGAGAGTCGCTGCAATTACTGGCGGCTCGCTCATGCTCACGGACGTGACGCTGGTGTATACAGACGGCGGCATTTTGGCAGGTGATTTTTTCCTGACATCGTTCGAGGAAACCGGAACGTATAATGAAGCCGTGACATTCTCGGCCTCGTTGCAGTCGTCTGGTGACTGGACTTACACGGCAGGAACACCGTAAATGAGCGGCTTATTCAAGGAGGTCGCCCTGTCATGGGGCGGCCAAGAATATACGGTTCCCGCTGATAAGGTCATGCGCTTGATCGCAATCGTCGAGGACATCATCACGCTTGAAGAACTGGTTGCGTCATCTGGCCGGAAGCGAGTGAAGATCAGCGAGGCTTATGCCGCTGCGCTGCGCTATGCAGGGTGTAGGGTCACGGACGAAGATGTATACGCCTCGCTTTTTTCTGCTGACAGCGCAGAGGTTACAGTCACAGCAATCAACGGGCTGTTAATGATGATGGTTCCGCCTGCTCAGATTGTTGCGGATGACGCTAAAAAAAAGCCAGCGGCGAAAGTGAAGACTGCTCGAAGTTCGTCAAGACCGCGTACCTAACGGCGGTCGGCGTTGGCTGGTGCAGCCCGTCAGATTTTTGGCGGATGCACCCGGATGAGTTTTGGTGGTTGTACGAATCAAAATTGCCGCCTGTTGAAAAGGATTCATGGGCGGCGCTGTATGAGGAGCTAGGCTGATGGCTGAGACAGTAGGTGATATAGCCGTCAGAGTCGGCGCTGATGTTTCCGGCATAACGTCGGGCATGTCAAAGGCTGGCGACAGTCTGGACAAGTTTGGCGGACGGGTTAGCACAACCACCAAGTTGATGGTTGGCCTTACCGCATCTCTAGCAGCAACCGCCGCTGCTGCTGTTGTCGCGGCAACTAGCCAGATTGATCTTGCTGACAAGACGATGAAGGCGTCTCAAGCTG